GGAGGCGCTGTTTCAACTCCTCGATGACAGCCTCTTGCGTTTGCAGGCGCTTGTCATACTCGCGGGCAACTTCCTTAGCCACACGGCGCTGAACGTCGATGAGTTCTTCGCCAAATTCTTCCCGATCAGCATCGGTTACATAACTGACTTCCTCCTCCACCTTCGTCGAAGTCTCTTGCTTACTCTGCTCGACGAGCTTGGTGCTCAATTCGTCCAGCTTTTCAGTCAGTTCCCTAACTCGCTGGTGCAAGCGAGGAACCTCAGCGTCGTACTTACCCAGTAGGGTTTTGTACTTCCGCTCAAAAGTCTGCTCTACATCTGTAGTAGGCGTGTCAGCTGGCTTCGCTTCGGCGGGTTTACTCTCCTTCTCGGAGGCTTTCGGTTCTGGTGCATTGTCCGAGGTATCCGCTTCAGGTTCTACCGCTTTAACCACAGGGGCTTCGGTCGGCTTTCCTTTACGGGCCGTCAGTTCTTTTTCCAGAGCCTCAGCTTCATCGAGCTGAGCTTGTACCTGCTTTGGCAATGCCATCATATTCTCCTTAAAGCGCCAACTCTGTGCCACAGCGCCCGACCGGGTATGCTGCTTCCGTTATGGTCTGCTTCGTACATGCGCTTACGCGCGGTTTAGTACCTTGGGCGAGTCATCGACCGCCCGCAGCAAGTCTTCAAATGCTTCCACCCGTCCCTGCAAGCGGTGGATTGTCACCGTGTCGCCTGCCCTGACCAGTTTTCGCAGCGCCTCGTCCGCTTCCGAACTCAGCAACCTCAACGCCGCTTCCAAATCCGGCTCCCTGAGTCTACTCAGGGCTTGGACCGACTGTCTGTCAGCAGTGTTAAGGTCAATCATGTGAGTAAGCTACATTTCATGTGTTTACGTGTCAACATATAGTGGCACTAGCGACCGTTTGGGCGTGCACTTATCAGGTTAGACTCTCGTCCTCCAACCTGAGACCCGTCTTCCTGCAACAGTGCCGCGTCCTGCATCGCCTGCTGCTGTTCCATCATGGCCATCTGCTGAGCCTGTTGCTGTTTAATCATCTGATCCCGCGACGGGACCAGCTTATCCACGTTTATGTTCAGGTTTCCTGCCATGTCACGCATAAGCTCCGCAGTACCCGGCATACCCACGATCTGCTGTGCGACAGGGCTTTCTAGAACAAGCCGCAGGAACTCGTTTTTGCGCACGGCTTCGGCTTCTTTGACGACCAGAGACATCGCGCCCTTGGCAACGATCTGCACGTCACCTACCAGCTCCGGATCATCAGAATAGCGCAGGTTGCGCTGATACTGCCGTTCGAGCATGGGGGTAATCACATCATGGTCGATGTTCCCGATCACCTGTTTGATACTCTTGCCAGCGTTGGAGATCAGCATCGACAAACCAGACGACGTTCGACCTGCCCCCGGCACGTGCTCGCCTGTCATATAACGAGGAATACCTGAAACCTCATCAGCGATAGCCATGAAGCGATCAAACACCGCCATAAGCTCCTGCGCATTAGACTGCGGCTGGAAGAACGTCATAGGTGGCGAAGCATCGTTGTAGTCCGACTGCCGGAACTGCCAAATCTTCCATGGGTGCATCTGTGTGATGTCTTCGCCAGCGGGCAAGCGGCTGATATTGACCCCTACCTGCGGCCCAGAGGAAATACCCATGTTGTTGGCCAGCGCACGCGCAGCTGCGTTACACATGTTCTGGGCGTCCATGCAGAGATCGGCAACACCATTACCGTCGAGCCGCCCCGGAATTTTCTCATATGAAGTAACGTAGTACGGCTTCCGGTTCAGCGGGTCGTAGTTCAACACGGCCTTGATGACGATGTTGTTCACCATCCAGACTTCGCACGGGTAAGACATCTGCGGGTCTTCAATGTCGGTTTCTTCCAAACCCCAATCAAGCAGCAGCTTGCCCGGTATCGAGTCCCAGAGCTGGATCGCAGTTACTACGTCCGACGTAGCGTCGTCGAAATCCTTGCCGGTGGCACTCTCGATCTCAGAGTCATCGTGGTCCAACCACTCGAACGACCCAACGCCGAAGTTAATCAGGATGTCCCGGACAGCCGACTCGTCGTACCCATCAACGCCGATCATCGCTTCGATGTCTTCCCGCGTCAGGTGGTGCAGCTCGATGCACGGCATGTTGTTGACGTCGTCGCCCCACGGTGCCCAGTAGAACTTATATGGGTCAACCCGCTCCCACTCATCCCGCAGAACCTCTCCGACGATCATACCGCCCTGCACGTACTGCATCGCTTTGCGTTTGCGAGGCACCGGCCCCTTTAACACAGCGTATGGAAATGTCGCCACATCGTTCGTGAACTCATAGACGGCTTTGACGAACCCACCCTCAGTGAGCTGGTCTTCCATCTTTTTCTCCATGCGCCCAACACGCTTCTCGGCGTCCTCTTTCAAGGCCCGCAGCGCGGTGTCCTTCATCTCGGACACAAGGCGTTTAAGCTCAACCGGATCGACCTGCGGATTACCCTCGGCATAATACTGGGTGAGGTTTCGCGTAAAAATCTGCTGCATCCCCTGCGCCACATCTGGCGGGACTTCTGGGATCGGAGTGGCCGACAGAGACCAAGGCTTATCGACACCGGTGCCCAGCAGAGTATCGCGCAACCACGCCGTAGCAGTCCGACACTTCGACGATACGATCCCCATGTAGATTTCCGACCCGCCCTGCTGCTTGATAGCCGCCAGTTTGTCGGGGTCGTACTCCATGTTGCGTGCGCGGAGGCACTGCGACAGCCGTGGCTCAATTTCCTCTTTTTTGTGGTCCCGCATCACCTCCCACCGGCGTCGGACGTGGGCAGCCAGACCTTGTATCAGGGGGGTGTTCTGTTTCTCCGCAGACTCGCGCTGCGCCATGGCCTCAAGGTCAGAGGCTCGGGCTACCGGGATCAGGGCTGGGCCAAGCTGCATGAGTTATCTCGCATGTGACGTCATGTGTAGAGTAGTGGTAATATGTTAACACGTCAACATATCAGGTCCAGCCGTAAGATGCCACCTTGACAACCTCCCGGCGCTGGTCTGCTATGGTTCCACCGAACGTCTCTCCACCGTCAGCGTGCAGACACAGGTACTGGAACGCATCAGCGATGTCCGACCATGGGTGGCTTTTCTCCGGCTTCTCGTCCTTCACACCCTTCGTGTTGATTTTGTATCGGTACTTACCGGCCAGAGCCTGAATCAGGGAGTTCGCGTGCGTCGGGTCGATCACCAACCCGTATTTCCCATCGACAACGCGCGTCATGTACTTCTCCACGGCAGCGATACGCGCCGCAACAGCGTTCGTCTTCGCTGGTTTCAGCATGAACCCTTCGGATCGGTAGATGTCCGCTACAGTCCGCTCATCTGTCTGCACTCGCTGGAACGCGGCAGGGTCGATGATAACCATCGCACTACGTCCGGGGAATTTGTTAGTCAGCAGAGGCTTCAGTTTTTCTTGGATAAACCGTAGAGCACCCATGTCTTCTGATATGAGGGAGTCATAGACGACCAATCTGTTATCATACGACAGCTGGCCGATCACCGCAGCGGGCGTCAGACCTGCATCCACCCCGATCAGCAGGGGTGTAGATGTAAACATCGGCGTGATTTCGTGCTTCGCAACATGAGCAGACCGGTCAAACGCCTTGAAAACCGGCTGTCCAGAGAGGGATTTCCCGAATTTCGCGTGGATGTAGACGTCGATCCAGTCTTCCGTTTTGCCGTGCGCTAGGTTGTCGTAGTAGTCATCGGGCAGGAATTTGGTCCAATCCGCCTCCGGCGAGAGGCCGCTGGGCTGGATCGTGATGTGTACGTTCTCTGGAGGGTCAGAAATCAGGTCTTCCCAGAACGTATCCACGTCTGGCGGGTTCGTCATACCCCACAGGTGCGCGTTCGGCCTACCATCGTCGGTCTTACACCCAACGCCGTTCATCATCTTGTCCGGATAACGACCCACACGACCCTGCGCCGCGTTATAGATGTCCGGGTGAATTTCCCTGAACTCGTCAAAAATGATGAAGCTCGCCTGTAGGGACAGCAGACGCCGCACGTCGTTCTGGTCATCCAGACCACGGAACAGCACCTCGCACTCGATGTCTCCGACCTTGATGATGAATTTGTACTCAGTCTTGAGGAACGACCCCATGATGCCGTCAGGTATCCACTTCAGGAAGTCCGGTATGGAGGTATCCCGCAGCTGCTCTCGCGTGTTACGGACCCAGATGCAACGAGACCGGCGCACGCCGTCTTTACATGGGGCCATCTGCGCCGCGTGGTGCAGGATTTTCATAATACCAGCAGTGGTCTTGGTCGATCCAACAGGGCCGATGGCAAGTGAAATGAACTTCTCTGAGTAGAAAAACCCATCGAGGCTTTCGATAACCTCAAAGTCGATCTGGTGCATCAGTGGAACTCCAGTTCCCGCCCTCT